ATGTCAAAGCAATCGGTAGGCGACAACGGGGCGACAACTGCCAGCGGCGACTCGCCGTTGCGCCCGTAAAGAGCCTGGTTAAGGTCGGTCTGTTCGGTCTTTGTAGGCAGACCCGTCGACGGGCCGCCGCGCTGCACGTCGATTACCACTAGCGGCAGTTCGGCCATAACGGCAAGGCCGATAGCCTCACCCTTCAGCGCAAGGCCGGGGCCCGACGTCGAGGTAACTCCCAGCGAACCCGCAAACGAAGCACCGATGGCCGAGCATACACCGGCGATTTCATCCTCCATCTGGCAGGCTTTTACCCCGAGGTCCTTGCGTTTTGCAAGCTCATGCAGGATGTCGGTGGCGGGTGTGATAGGATAACTGCCCAGGAACAAGGGGCGGCCTGATTTCTCGGAAGCCATAATCAATCCCCATGCCGTAGCCTCGTTACCCTTTATATCCGTGTACACGCCCGGGCAGATTTCGTCCGTATCGATACGGTAGGTCGAAACCGAGGCATGTATATTGTGTCCGTAATCATAACCGGCACGGAGCACCTTTGCATTGGCCTCGTAAACCGCCGGTTTTTTCGCGAATTTGTCCTGCAACATCTTGCGGGCACCTTCTTCAGGGCGGTCGAACAGCCAGCAGAGCAACCCGAGAGTGAAGATGTTGCGACACTTCAGAACGGCCTTGTTATCCATACCGCTGTCGGCCAAAGCAGCCTTGGTCATGGTCGTTACAGGCACTTCCACAACCTGGGCCGTGATGCCAAGCTCCTTGATTGGGTCGTCGGTGGCGAACTTGGCCTTTTTCAGGCCATCCTCCTTGAACGAGTCGATGTCTACGATAATCACCCCGCCCGGTTTCAGGAACTTGTAGCTCTGCTTCAGTGCTGCGGGATTCATCGCCACAAGCACGTCGCACTCGTCGCCCGGGGTGTGCACACCCGAACCCACGCTCACATGGAAACCGCTCACGCCGCCGAGCGAACCCTGCGGGGCGCGGATTTCAGCCGGATAGTCGGGGAACGTGGAAACCGAGTTCCCAAGCCCCGCCGAAACATTGGTGAAAATGTTGCCGGCGAGCTGCATCCCGTCGCCGGAATCGCCTGAGAACCTCACGGCGACTTTTTCCATCGACCGCACGTGGCGGCCGCTCTGATTTGTGTTATCCATGGAAGGTATTGAAATAAGTTAGTATGGATAATGATTAGGTCGTTCGATTGTTTAACGCACCTCCCCGGCCACACTTTATAATGCGGGGGGAGCTGTTGGCAAAGATAAGCGTTTTTTCCTGAATAACCTCCAAATTATAACCTTAAAATATTTTATGCACTTTTTGAGCATAAAACCGGTTCAACAAGCCCTCCTTCGGAAACAGATATAGCTACTGCCCGTAATTGGCCAGGGCATCGCGGAGGTCGCTGACCACCATGGCGCGTAGTTCCGGGGGCGACAGCACGGCAACGCAGTCGGATATGTTACACCCCCTAACATATAACAGCTGGCGGTGTATGCGCAGGGAATAATGCTCCAGCATCATGCCACGCGATGGCCACAATGTTAAACTTTGCAAAAATATAAAACAAGCTTTGGTTTTGATTCATCCCAACTTATATTTGTAAAAATATAAGTTGAATTCATTACTAAAACCCAAATACCATGAAACAAATATCACACTTAAGGGGCGAAAAACGAAACGTTCAAATTGAGTATGCGTGGCAGTTTGTATATCTGATGTAATATCAGGGAGTTATATGAGACAGTGCGGAATGTGACAGAAAAACGAAACGTTCAAAAAGTTTACATGGGTTTAATTGGGGTTTACATGAACGGGGGTAAATATTTACATTTGGGTAAAAAGGTTTATATTGGGGTTGCAAGAGGGTTATTTTAAGCGTAATTTTAGGGTACGTAGATGATGGCGCACGGAGAGGATCTATGATGAATGGGGGGCGGTCGGTAGCCGCTTTTTTTTGTAGGGCGCTGTTGATTTTGGTTTATGAAAATATTCTATATAACGGTTATTTAGTATATTTGCGGTGTAAAAACAGAAGAGTATGAGAGCGATTAAGGTTATACATGTGCATCTGAGGGGGAAGCGTAGAGACCTCTATTTCGGGTCGATTACGGCCATATATTCGGTTCTGACCGCTGAGGAGGTCGGTGCCAGTAAAGAGTATCTGTTGCATGCGGGACTGGGCGGAGGGGGAACTATCATGACTAAATGCGCGATAATCAAGCAGTCAACGTTGATTACAAGCCGCCAGAACAGAAGTCGCGATAAAGGATGATTAATCAATTAAAACGCTGATTGAACGATACTTGAACGAACATATAACACTAATTGAACAGGGAGCAGCCTTTTGCTCCCTGTTTTGGTGTCTCTAAACGTCAGTTTTTGGTGCAAAAATATGGTTGGGTTAACATTTGGGTTAATATTTGGGTTAACAAAATTCCGATGTTTGGGTTAACAAATGGCGATGAAAAAAACGGGATAGATATGGCCGGAATCCACGATTTTTCCTGTAAAATTGAAAAAACGGGTAGATAGAGGGGGTGAAAATACCATGGGGTTACGGCTAATACGGAGGCAATGCTTAGATTGATAATTTTGATAATCAAGATATTAGCATAAAATAACCTCAAAAAGCCGTGTGTGGGGCATTTTGAGGCTATTTCGCTATGTGGGATGTGGGGATGGTGTGTGAACTGCGTGGTCGTTTTTGTGTGCAAAATCGGCTATATTTGATAGTACACAGCCCTCTCTATACGGCAATCAATACTGTCGAATCAGGCCTACTACGAGAGCCATGTGGTATATTTCAGACTTAGGGATTTTGAATGCGCCATAACGAGGGTTGTCAGAGGTACATATAACACAGTCGCCATCGTCCTGGACGCGTTTTAAAACTATGCCATCGTAGGAATCGATGACATAGGGGCGTCCCCACTGGATATAGGCATTCTGCCGCACCATACGGCATGCCACCTCGTCACCGGCTTTAAATTCCGGCTCCATTGAATCACCTTTGACCCCGATTGTAAAGTCGTAGGAAGGGAGCAGCGGTACTACTGGAAAATATTCACAATCAGTCTCAGTGACAGACTGTGTAAGCATTGACAAAGTGCCAGCGGCAGCCTCCAGAGGGATATGTGGGCGCATTTCCCGCTTGGGAATATTCTGTTCAATCTCCTGAGACGGAGGGATATTAACCGATACTTCTACTGGTCTATTGGACGCATCCTCCAATTTGAGCATATCCCCTTTGCCTGTGATTAGCCATTCGATATTTAATTTCGCAATAGCGGAAACTTTTTCCACGACTTCAAAAGAAGGTTTCCCTTGTCTTTTACCAACAATATTATCTACGACAGATGGGGCTACGTTAATAGCTGAGGCAAAGGCACTTTTCTTGCCATTGAATAAGGTGGTAATTATTTGGTCGAATCGGGCATTTATACTCATGATGTGTTAAAATTTCGATTTTGCGGAATTTTATTGCTGCAAAATTTTCAAATTCCGCATTTGCGTAGTATCTTTGCACGGAGTTCACGAAAGAACCGCTCCAAAGATACGAAAAAGGGGTGAGATTATCGAATTTTCAAGATTGAATGATATGGTACAGATATTGGTTACAGCAGATACGCTTGACGAGTTGACCGAGGCCTACTGGGCAGATGAAAGAAACATCAGGTGGTTTGACGGTTTTAAGGACTGGGTGATATATCACCTTTGTGGGTTTTGCGGGCAGACGGAATCAGAGGCCGAGGATACTTATGAAAAAATCTGTGATGCAGCGCCCAGTGACTACAGCTGATACACAAAGATACGGGCTGACCCGTGAGGGCGCCTCCGCCGAGAGCGGCGGGAAACAGTTATTCTTTTTCTTAATGGTTGGCGTCGCCGGCGCAAAACGGGCAAAGCAATCAGGCCCATCCACAGCACCGGCGGCCATTGGGGAGATAGTTCAGTTGGCAGAACAAACGGCGGTATCCAATCCGGCTGTACGGTCCCCGGTTCGAGTCCGGGTCTCCCCGCAAAACATCAACACCGAAACGAAATGAAGGAACGTGCGGAACAGATGGCGGGACGCGCCATAATGCAGCTCACCGAGGTGGCCATGCGCTACCTGGAGGATGTGGGACAGGTGCTCACTGAGATGGAGGCCACCCATGACGATGCCGAGCTGACGAAGTCGCTTGAATACCAGACGCTCCTTGCTGGCCACAGCGGCCTGCAGGAGATGATGGATCGAATGAACCAACAAATCAACAAAGATATATGAAAAGATTTATTGCGATAACTACAGAACAGCGTGGGAAGCTGGAGAAGATTTTCGGCTGCACCTCGCGCATGATTTCCTACGCGCTGTCGTTCCACGCCAGGAAGGGCAACACGGATCTTGCAAAAAGAATTCGCAAGGCCGCCTTCGAAATGGGTGCCCAGGTGACCGTTGTGACCACGGAGATGGAGAGCATGGTGGATTCGGAGGGGACGCTCCACCAAATATTCCCCAACGGAGCCCAGATCGAGCTGTACAAGGGCGACGGCAGGGGCGTGATTATATTCAAGGGGGAGATAGTCGCCGAATATGAGAACGTGAAAGTGAGGGAGATCGGGGCCATACAGCAGCGGGCGCAGTTGCTGTAAATATGTTGTGATTTGAACTGTGTCCGGAGATGGAAATTTACAGGAACAAAGTGTGTGTGACGTTTGAGGAACTGACCTCAGACCGCGACGGCGAGCCGGTTATGAAAGCCGGGTCGTTGAAAGTGATGCTGAGTAAGCATCCCGAGTTGCGAGCTTCAAGCGGTGGCGGCCTGGGACGTTACGTGCGCATCGACTTCTACCGTCTCCGCGACATCTACCGAGAGCGTTATATAGCTAAATACGGGGATCCGGCAGAAAAGATAAAGGAGATGAGGCTCCGGGAGCAGCTGAACCTGGAAATCGACTACGCCGCGCGTGCGTTCTATGAGGATTTCCGATACAACAAGCGCGGGGAAGAGGTCGGGCTTACCGACACGCTGATCGAGCGTTACACGGTGAACGCGTCGGTATTGAACCGGCTGATATCGGTGCTTGACGACAGGGCGATGTACCGCCGCGCCTGCAACGGGCCGTCATCCTCCCTGACAGAGACAGCCGGGGAACTGTACGAGCTGCTGCGCGAAGCCTACGGGCACACCCTCCCGGCCAACACCGACCGGCTGCGCAGGGTCATCTGCACCTACCGCAGGGAAGGGTACATGTCGCTTATCAGCGGCAAGATCGGCAACGACAACACCACCGTGATCACGGAGGATGCCGGACGATACATCGTGGCGTTGAAAAGGAGTTCCGACCCGGTCTATACCGACCGCCAGATTTTCGAGAAATACAACTGTGAGTGCAGGCGGAAAGGATGGAAGCCGCTGAAGAGCCTCAAATCGCTGAGCGGCTACCTGAAATCCCCGAACATAGAGCCGCTTTGGTATGACGCGGTGCACGGCGAGCTTGCGGCACATCAGCGCTACGGGCGCAAGAACAAGACGGAGATGCCGTCGATGCGCGATTCGCTGTGGTACGGCGACGGGACGAAGCTCAACCTGTACTACAGGGCATGGGTGGAAGGGAAAGGATGGGAGGCCCGCACCATGCAGGTCTACGAGGTCATGGACGCGTATTCCGAGGTGCTCCTGGGCTACCATATCTCGGAAAACGAGGACTACGAGGCGCAGTACCACGCCTACCGCATGGCAATCCAGGTGTCGGGGCACAAGCCCTACGAGCTGGTGCACGACAACCAAGGGGGCCACAAGAAGATCGGAGCGTTCCTTGACCGGCTCGTAAGCCGGGTGCACCGCCCCACGGCGCCTTACAGCGGCCAGTCAAAGACCATAGAAAGTGTTTTCGGCAGGTTCCAGGCACAGGTGCTGCACAAGGACTGGCGGTTTACAGGGCAGAATATCACAGCGAAAAAGGCCTCGAGCCGTGCAAACCTGGAACGTATCCGAGCCAATGCCGACAAACTCTATACGCTCGAGGAGCTGAAGGAGGCATATTCGAAAGCCAGGAAGGAATGGAACGAAGGGGTTCACCATGCCACCGGTGAAAGCCGTCTGTCGATGTACGAAGGGAGCATTAACCCTGAGACACAGGAAGTGACAGTTGCCGACATGGTAGACATGTTCTGGCTCACCACCGAGAAACCGTCGACCTATACGGACAACGGCCTCAACATCACGATCAAGCGCAAGAACTACCGTTACGAGGTCTACGATGAGGCGGGGATGCCCGACCACGAATTCCTCCGCAACAACCGCGGGCGCCGGTTCTATACCAAATACGACCCGTACGACCCGTGCTCGGTGCGCCTCTATACGATGGATGCCGACGGCGGGATGCGTTTCGTGAGGATAGCCCGCCCCTACTTCGTGATCCACCGCAACATCCAGGAACAGACCGAGGGGGAACGCGCGTTCATCTCCGCCAATATCAGGGCCAACGAGGCCGACCGCATACGCCGCCAGATCGAGGGGCGCGTCATCGAGCGCGAGCACGGCACATCCATGGAGCAGCAGGGGCTGCGGCGCCCGAAGATGGCGGGTCTTTCCGGGGCTGAGAAGGCGGAACGGGAAATCGAGCGCGAGGTGAGACGGCGCACCCGCAAATATGCCGCCGACCCGGAACAGCTTTCGCCGGGGCGCATCACCAAGGCGATAAGCAACATGGTGTTCGACCCGACGGACGGCGGCATACGGCTCGACGAACGGAAGGTGGCAGGCAAACTTTGACAATACGATATACAAAAAACGACAAAACGATTATGACACCCACAGAAAAACAGATGACGATTGATGCCTTAAGGGCATACGTGGAAAAATATCCGAGCCGGAACAAGGCCGCGGCAAGCCTGAAAGGGGTGTCACCGGCCACCCTGAGCGCCATACTCAATGGCAAACTCGGGATTGTAAGCGACGAGATGCTGCGCTCCATCAGGGAACAGGTTGCCCCGGCGGCTGCAGCATGCGGATGGCAGATTGTCGAGACAGGTGCGTTTCAGGAGATACGTGCCGCCATGAGAGACGCACAGGAATACAAGAAAGTGAGATGGATTGTCGGTGATGCCGGCTGTGGAAAGACCACCGCGGCAGCGGCCTACGCCAGCGAGAACCGCGAAGTTTTCACAGTGCTTTGCGACGAGGATATGCGGAAAAGCGACTTCGTGCGCGAGATTGCCCGGAGGGTCGGGCTGAAAAGCGCGGGCATGCGGATACGTGAGACCCTCGAGGCCGCCATAGGACGGATTCAGCAGATGGATGCCCCGCTGCTGGTTTTCGACGAAGGGGACAAACTCAACGACAATGTGTTCCACTATTTCATCAACCTCTACAACCATCTGGAGGGGAAATGCGGCATAGTGTTCATGTCGACCTCATACATCGAGCAGCGCATCGAGCACGGGGTGAATTCCAACCGCAAAGGTTACAACGAGATATATTCACGCATCGGCCGCCGCTTTTTCACCCTCGACCCCACAACCCCTATGGACGTTTCTGCCATTTGCCATGCCAACGGGCTTACCGACAACCGGCAGGTGTCGAACGTGATCATGGCCACCGAGAAGGAAGATTTCGACCTGCGGTGTGTCAAGGGTGCCATCCACCGGGAAAAGAAACTACGCGAGGCCGGGGCCTGAACGCCGTTCGAACGGCATTCAGGCGGCATTCAAAAACAATACAGCAGACAGAAATGGCAAGGGCATATTCAGTAAACGAGGCAATGAGCATGAAAAAGAAGACGATACCTTTCACAGGGGCGTGGGCCGACGCCTTCGGGAACCCCGAGCGCAAAGGCGTGTGGTTCGTATGGGGGCAATCGGGCAACGGCAAGACCAGCTTCATGATGCAGCTGAGCAAGGAGCTTTGCAAATTTGGCAAGGTGGCCTACAACAGCCTGGAGCAAGGAGTGAGCCTCAGCATGCAGCAGACGCTCGCACAGCACGGCATGATCGATGTCAACAGGCGGTTTGTACTGCTCAACCGCGAGCCTATAGCGGAACTGAGCGAACGTCTGGCGAAACCCAAAAGCGCCGATTTCGTGATAATCGACAGCTTCCAGTACACCCAGATGGGGATACGCGAATATATGGACTTCGTGGGCAGGCACCCCAACAAGCTTATAATATTCGTCAGCCAGGCCGACGGGCGCAACCCCGACGGCCGGACTGCGCGCAAGGCCATGTTTGACGCAGACCAGAAGATATTTGTAGAAGGATTCAAGGCTATGTCGAAAGGACGTTTTTTCGGCCCCGTCGGGAGCTATACCGTATGGGAAGAAGGGGCGGAAAGATACTGGGGCAGGAAGGCAGACCGATAAAAAAGATTCGATATGAGCAAAAGTAAGCAGATAATAGAGATTGAGCCGGACGGACGCATCCGCAAAGAGGGGTTCTGCTCCCGGCCAATGACCTGTCCTTACTGCAGAGGCAAAGGATGGTTCTACAGTGGGCAGCAGGATCCGGAGACAATACCTTGTCCCGACTGTGAGGGAACAGGCGAGGTCATCGCCTTGGTAACGATAGATTGGAAACCGAATAAAGAATAAAATTATGGCAAAGAAATTGACCGTTGTTGAGCTACAGGCGCTTGACGCACAGTGCTCCAACCTAACAGGGATACTTAGAACTGCTGTTGGCAGTCTTGATATGATGGCTACGACAGGATTAACACGAGAATTGGCTATGGTGAAGACTAAAATTGACGAGGCCACGATGTGGCTAAATAGATACCATGCTGAAGTATGTGTCGATTTGGCTAATAAAACTTGTCGATGAGATGAAACAGCAGGTAACTAACTTCGGGCGGTTCTATGCGGCACTGCGTGAGCTGAGCATAATCGGTGACCGTGACGAGGTGAAGGAGAGCCTCGTGTGGCAGTACACCGGGGGGCGCACCGGGAGCCTGCGGGAGATGACGCGGGTGGAATACGAGCGGTGCTGCCTCGGGCTCGAGCGCCGGAACGGCCGCCGGGAGCAGCTGCGGAAGGAACGGAGCGCCACCCTCAAGCTGATGCAGCGGATTGGTATCGACACCACCGACTGGGCGAGGGTGAACGCCTTCTGCCTCGACCGGCGGATTGCCGGAAAGGAGTTCGCCCGTATCGGGGCCGAGGAGCATCCCGACCTCCGCCGGAAGCTCCGCAGCATCGAGGGGAAAGGGGGCCTGGGGAAACACCCCGCTCCGGCAAAGCGCCGGGTGGTAATCATCCCGACGCACCCCGGCGGGGAGGCATAGAAAATCGATAATCACAAAACAGGTATTACTATGAGCAATACAGCGATGAGCGACGTGAAGCGCGAAATCAGACGGCTCACGTCGGGGTTGGAATCCCGGGATTACGCGAACTTTATGGAGGAGCTTGCCATGTGGGCGGCCGACGAAGCCGCAATGGCCGATTATCAGCCGGAGGCATACGGAAAGGAGGTGGAGGATGAGAAAGAGGAAGAATGACAGGCGAAGGGGGTTGCGCATCGCGCTATGGCTGCTGACACTGCCGATGTTTTTCATCGTCTCCATGGCAGGGAGCCTTTTAGAGGCCATGGGGCGGATGATCAACGAGGCGGTGGATGCGCTCGACAGCGCGATCAACGAATAGCGGATTTATCAACAATCAATAAAACAAAACAGTATGGAACAAGTGGAAATGACCGCCGAAGAGCGGAAGGAATTCGAGGCCTACAAGGCCGAAAAAGACAAAAGACGCCGCGAGCAGGAACGCAAGGAACAGCGCAGGCAGTATGCCGACATGGTGGACGAGGAGATCGCCACCACCATCCCGCAGCTCCGCGAGTTGAGCGAACAGATCAAACTGGTCAAGGAAACCATCTTCGGCAACTTCGAGGCAATCCTCAAGATGAAAACCGAGATTACCGGTGTGGCCCGTGACGACCAGAACAGCCACACGTTCACCAATTCCGACAGCACTCTGCGCGTCATCCTCGGGGTGAACACCATCGACGGCTACCGCGACACGGTGGAGGACGGCATCGCAATGGTAAAGGGCTATATCGAGAGCCTGGCCAAAGACGATGCGACCAAAGCCCTCGTCAATGCAGTGCTTAGTCTGTTGAGCCGCGACGGG